TGATTGCAAGAGTATTATCTGCATCCTGAATGTGTTGATCTATCTGAACAACTTTGAAATTAGTAGCAGTTGCAACAACTGGATTTGGTTTTTCACCTAACGATGCAGGGAGTTTCTTTTCCTTTGCATAGTTTAAGAAAAGAAGTCCAAAATCGGATACGAAATTTTGATAGAATTGAGTTAGGGTTAACTCTCTACCGTTTTGCATTTCGATAGTTAGGTCATTTGTATAAATTCCAAAGCCTTGAGAATATTGATCAGTCGTAACCGCTAATCGATCACTAATTGGTTTTAGGAAAATTATATCGCGTTCATTGTATCCAACGTTTAGTTGCACAAGAGTAGATCTTTCAAGAATTGGTTTGATTCTTAATTGATCACGACCTATTGCAATTCCGCTTGAACCAAAAACTAATTCAAGTATTATGGTACGAGAGTTAGTGTCTACTGATTTTACACGAAATTCACTATTATCGGTAGCAATTAATTTATCGCCGGCTTTTAAGGTCCTTTCAATCGTTCCGCTTGCAGTATCCCCAGTTAAGCCAGAGTACTGTAACGTCCCTAATCTATATTTACGAACGCTGGCAGTTAGAGTCTGTCCACCTACTATCGCAGTTTCGGTGTCTTCTAAAATGTCAAGAACATCAAATGATCCTCTAACTGTATTTCGGGCCGGTGAAAGTTCTAGATTTGCAGTATCTTCAAAGTACTGAATGCCTCGGTTATTTAGATCTCTAATTACCGCGGAATACGATAAGTTGTTTTTACCTTTATAGGTTGCATCGAAGTACTGAGTATCACTGGCTATTTGAGAGGTGATGATTACTCTAATTACTTCGAATTTATTAATATCCGGATCAGTTGTTATGGTTGACGTATCGATATTAACGTAAAGTAATGGGTTTAAGAATGATTCAAAGAACCAGTTAGTTTTGTAATTAAAGGCTGCAGGTACTGCAACTCCGGTTGAACTTACTCTTTCTAAGTCATCAATTACGGTAGAAATATCCTTTAGTTCAAAGGTTCTTAGATTGCCGTCTTTGTCCTTGACTCCAAGTTGGTTTGCATTACCGCTTAATAGATTATTGAACTTCTCTTCAATGTTTTGAATTTGAGTGTTCAAATAACCAAATGACGGAATATTGTATTTTGTCGTGCTTCCGTCTTGTAAAATTTGAGTGACACTAACTGAGTTAGCCTTAGTTGATAAGGAGGTGTTAAGCTTAAGCAAGAATTCTTGCATGTTGTTAATATCAACTCCAAGCTCTGCTAAGTAATCGGTTAGTGATGATTTATCTGCCATTTAGTTTATCTAATTATTTTATCGACAACGAACGTTAAAGTTTTAGGATCTCTACAAACTATTTCAATAATAGGTTTTCCAGTTCGACCATACGCTGTTGAAAAATCAGCCGCATTCAAAGTTGCAATTATTACGCTGTATTGGCTCCCTGCGTTTACAATGTCCTGTGAATCGGTTTTTATTGTTATTGTGTAAGAATTTGGAATGATTTGAGAATCACAAACGATTTTTAATGATTGACCGGCCCTCCATGCATTCAATGAATCATCTATTAATAAAGTTAAATTACGATCCATCGTCCAAGGAATTGGGTTACCTGATCCGTTAACTTTTAGGTGTCTAATTTGAGTTCCGCCTATTCCTAAACTTTCAGTTCTTGTGCCTAATGTGTTTAAACTAAAATCTGACTCAATTATTTTAGAAAAGGCTTGAATGTCTGAATAGAATGTGATTTCTCCAGGAATCCTCTTGTCTAAAAAGACTCCGTATCCTGGTTTAAAAGAGTCAGTATTATATTTTATTTGTAAAGTTGTATTGTTACTTAATATCTCATCAATTCTTGAGTTAGTTGAATCGATTAGATCCATGATTGCTGATGCTTCTGCAAATGCAGCAGTTGAGGCAGCAACGGTTGTTTCAATCACACCGATTCTAGTTGCTAGGCTTTTTAGAGCAGTTGTATTTAGTAAAGCGTCCTTAGCTAAGTCAACATCATCCGATAGCTGGTTAAGTTCTAGCAGTTTATCATTAAACTTTGTCTGTAGGCTTCTCATTTCCGTTAAAACATCCGTGAAAAGATTTAGAGAAAAAGTATTGTAATCGTTTATTGATTTTTCAACTGAAACGTCTTCAATTGAGGTATCAAATTTAACGTTGACCTTGAATGCAAATGAATTACCGTTTGTTTTATTGATTGTGTCAGGTTTATTCTTAGTGATCATTGGAATAATGAATTCACTTCCACTTTGAACTACTCTATTTAAGAAATAAACTCCATACAAGTTAGTTACGCTAACTGGTTCAGTTCCGGCAACCGCATTTGGCGCTGGATCATACACGTCATAGTAGATTAGAATAGCATTAAATTCAAAATCCTCATTTGTGTAACTATCGTTTAGTTGAGAAAATGATTTAATGTTTGGATTTTGAGAAGCAATCAGATAGTTTGAAAGTGAGAAATCAATTACAACACCGTCTAGCGTTGAACGTAAGTACTCAACCGTTCGTGTTCCGCTGTTATAGTTCTTGAAAATTCTTTGAACTTTAGGAGTTGAACTTGTAACACCGTATGGAGTTCCAAAGTAAGCCGCTTGATCTGTGTAATACGAGTTGTTAATTGATGAAGCTCCCCACCAGAAACCAGTTGTTGTAGGTTGAACGGTTAGAGTATCTGATATTTTTGAACTAACTGAGTTAGTATCTAGATCATAAAAGGCTTCAAGGCTCATTCCAGCAAATGGATGAGTATCATTATAATGTCTACCGTTTAGGTACTCAACGTCTAATGGATCTCCTGGTGTATTAACAATTAACATGCCAGGTCCATAGTTTTCATCCGGTTTGGAGTTGAATAAAACGGTCGGTGTTGAACCTACGTTGGTTGGAACGTGAATGTATAATTCACTATATGAATTATCTTTACTGCGAACTGAGTTGACTACATCGATTTCACCAATGTACTTAACTACTCGGTCATAGGTAGAGATGGTTGGGTTGTACCAATCTTCAGCCCAGCGCTTTTCTCCTGCTGGTAGAGTTGGAATTACCTCGGCAGTTGTTGCATCTCTCCAACGTACTGCTCCAAGCTCCTTTAACCATTTCCAAAAAACTCTTTCGGACACGTTTAATTTCTTTTCACGATTGTAGGTTGACTGAGAAATTAGTAAACTCTCAAAGTTTAGCGCGTAGTTTTGAAAACTGTTAGCTAGGTTAATGTTTTCATTAGTTGAAAGATTATTGAGCAAAGGAGTTTCACCGGGTGCTAGGAACTGAACTTTATTATCAGTTTGCATGGTTGCTGGAATCCCAATCTCTGGAATACGCAATAGAGCAAACTTTGAAAATCTAAACTTGTTCGTATTATTGTTAAACGTTAAGCTTAGGTCCTCAATCGCGCTCTGAAAAGAATAAAACATTCCTTTCTGGGTCTGTATTGGTTTTATTAATGGTGCAACTGCCATAGTACTTAATTAAATTAGTTTACTGTTTTTATGTTATGCGAGCTCGTGATAACGAATCTAGCTGAGGTAACCGTTGGTGTACCAATAGTTTCGTATTTTGTCAAGCTAACTGATGATCCAAAACGTCTTAATGCGGTTCCGCCAAGATCTGACGTACCCAATCCAGATTGAACGTTTCCGTTGAATAATTGGATGTAATGATTAGATGAAAGTGCAGTGATTGCAGCGGTTGGAGTAGCAGCAATTCCTAAAGAACTGCCGTCTAATAGCACAGGAGTTCCAGTTGCAGCATTCGTGAAACCTGGTACAATTCGAATAGGTCCCCAACTTGTAACGGCTACGTCAACGCTTGCAGAGGTTTGGTAATCTCTAACTATGATTGTAAAAGTTTGACCAGGATCAGGTCTATCTGCTGGGTCTTCATACGTAAATATAATTACAGGTTTTGCTGAACTTGGACTCGTATCTGCTGCTCTAACTGTTAAGTAAATGAATTGTTTACTCGATTTAGTTAATTTTAAAACCCCATAGTAGTAATCAACTCCGCCTGTATTCAAAGCAGTCGTTGTGATTACTGTGTTTGTACTACCTTCGGTACTTTGAGTTATTGCTTGTTTTGGGAAAGCCGCTTCACCATTGAATTGTGAAGGTACTGAAACAGTTTGGCTTCCAACATAGAATCCATCCGCTGTAACGTTAGCTAATGGGATTCCAACTCCCAATCTCTTGATTGCCATTGCATTACCGGTGCCGCTCATGTCAATTGTTCCGCCGGCCTGAATTACAAGTCTATCAATTGATAAAATCGATTTTCCAGCGCTCTTGGTCAAGCTACCGATTGTGTTAGTAGAATCCATGAAGGATATACTATTTCCAAGAATAACGTTGTTTGTTTTTACTTGGTTAAAGTAGTTGTCTACTCCAATGTATTTGTTAGTCAAATCTATCTCAAATGTATTGATTAGATCTTCAACCTTTCCTTTGATCACGGAAACGTTAGCGTTTAGGATTAAACGCATGTCCGAGATGAAAGTTGACTCTAATAGAGGTTGTGTGTTTAGAGTTACGTTAGTAAATGCCATTTTTTAGGTAGTTTTTTGTCTTTTTTATTTATTAAGAAAACCAGAAGGACCTTACATTTTAGCCTTTCTGCGGTTTAGTGTATTGTTCAAGTAATTCTTATACTCGGGAATTGCTTTTGTATTTGCAGCTGAAAAGTCACGAGTTAATGAGAATACGTTATTATTAACATCAGTCACATCGACTGTTATTGAATACATACCCGGCTCGTCAAATCTCCAAATGAAAAATGAGGTTGATTTGATTTTAGCTATTTCTTCCCCAACGTGTTTTAGGGTCCAAATACATTCCTTTTTAGAATCGATATTTGAAATTGCTGCGAATACTGGGTGATCTATTGGTACAACCAGCCCTTCCGATCCAATCTTTAAGTTAGTTAAGTTGAACGTGTTTTGATCGTAGTTTGAAGGTAAGAATCCTCTAACTGATATCGCAGGAGTTGAGGATGGTCCACTTGCTGTATTAGTGAATTCAATGAATCCTTTGTTTATCCAATAGTTAATGTTATTGGCATTGGCATAGATGGGCGGTTCAGTTGAATTGGGATTAGAATACTCAAATCGCCATTCTGATACTGGAGTGCCGGATGGGCCTGCACCATTTGAGGCAGTTGCAGTTAATGTCAAAGTATTGAACTCTGAGTTCTGAGTAAAGGTTCCCTCTACCCATTTAGACGAATCACTAGCACTTATGGCTCTAACTATTGTTCCACTTTCAAATTGTTTTCTCATATTTAGAGTAAAAGTAAATGGAGTTGTAAAGCTAGTCGCAATTATCCCAGGAGTGGTTGAAACTGCGGTTTCTCCGGTTTTTTCTAAAATATCATCAAACGTTGCATTTAAGAAAAGCAGATCATCGTCTAGTCTTCTAGAAATTTGAGAAAGTTGAGTGTTTAATCTATCCACTAGACTTCTAGAATAGACTCCGAATGGATAACAAAATGTTTTTATTCTAAACTCATTTCCCATTGAAGTTAAGACCTTTAAGATTCGGTGAAGTCCCCTGTCCTGTTCAATTGCCCTTGCATGAACTCTGCCATTTAGTGCAACATATCGATATTGATTAACATGAGTATTGTTTGCTGAATTCAGTTGATTCGCTAGGTCGTCTGCATCCACATAAGAGTTAACTACGTAACTATTTAAGATATTCCAGTCTAGGAAGTTAATGAAGTTGATTGGATCAACCATTTTGGGTAAATCCAATATGAATCCGTTTATTCTATCAGGTACGTATGAAAAATCGCTCATTCTGTTCATAACAAGTTCGCCTATCGTACTGAATCCATAATCTTCTAGCGTAGGTTGGCCGAATTCGCCTTGACCTGTACCCCATTGTAGAGTTATGTGATTGTCTGAATCATCTATTGGCTCAAAACCCAATCCGTTAGTATAAACTTCAACTTCTCTTTGAGGATTTCCAACTCCAAAATTATTAGAGTAGGTATTCCAATCAAGGTAGTGAGTTGGTAAATCCGTGCTTGTGCTACCGGCTTGTATGACGTTCGCAAAAGGTTGATACAGAGGGCTTGACGCAAGGTCTCCAATTGTGATATTGTCTAGATTTTTAAAATCGTATCGGTTCTTGTCTTGAATCTTTGTGAATATTTGAATCACAGGTTCCTCAACAATAACAGTTGGATGTAAATAACTTACGTTTTGACCTCCTTGCATATCGTACACGGTTGATTTGATCGTGTATTTTCCAAGATGAGGTAGAATATGTGGAATTTTGACTAGCTCAAGTAATTTACCTCTCCAGTTAAACACATATCCTTGAGGTCCAGTAATATCCCACTCAATTTCATAGCCATTTCGGTATTTGATATTTCCAAGTGTGTAATGCGTTCCAAAAAAGTCTGAAAATTTAGATCCATCTAGTTGAGAGATTGTAAAATCAGGTATATAAGCTTCAAGCGATACTGGACAGCCAACTTTTCCATCAATATCGTCGCCACTTATGATTGGGTTTGGCTGGCCATGATACTGAAATTCGTAGTTATTTAAGTTTTGATAGTAATCTTTGATTGCAACTAGCAAGGCTGGAATTTCAGAAATTGGATACTTTTGTGAGTATTGATAAGGTTGAGTGCTTGATGTGTTAAATGTGATGCTTGGAAATTGAGAAACTACCACCGTATTTGATGGAGGCGATATGCTAACTGTTTTTGGATAGAGAGTTTTTATGTCCCTAATTTGCAAAAGTTGAGATTTAGTAATTGGGGAATTAATCACAACTTTATAATCATCATTAATTTCTAATGAATTAATATAGGTAACGTCTGACCAGTTTCTTAGGTTAAATTTATGAAAGTATATGAATTCTCCAATAATGTCCTTAATGACCACATTTACTGGTAACATTTCCTGTTTTAGCTTCGTAGAAAGACGATTGAGCTTATAGAAAATTTCATCAACCTCAAAGTCAGTTGTGAATTCTACTTCTGGGACTCCATCCTCGTCGTAATTATCACTAGCTACTGAAAACTCATAAGCTAGGGCTAAAAATTCGGTCTTTTTAAATTTACCGCCCTTTTTGATTTGGCCGTTTAGGTCAACTAGATTGATTGAGTCTAAATTTCCCTCAGTCATCAAGTCAGTAATGTCGACCATCGCATACTTTTGATAGTATGCTGATTGAGTGTCTCTATCTTGCCAGTATTCTTTAACTCTAAGTACGTCTCGATAGCCTAAAATATTGATTAGATTGATTAAGCCTTTGTAAGTTCCAATGTACGGATAGATTTGATCTCTATTTACAAGTAATTCCTTTCTAGCCCGGTTGATTTTATTCCAATCAGGTAGACTCTCTTTAAGATCGTAATCCTTAAGCAGCAAAGCATCTTCTCTATTGAATTTAACACCAAAGTTCTCTAACCATACTCTGAATCTTGCATCCTCGTCCTCGCCCTCACCGTAAAATGTGATTGTTCCAACTAACGTGGTTGCTGAAGCCGTTTCATAGTAAATGTCTAGGATTCTGGTGTATGCGGCTTCACTAGTTGGAGCAAAACCTACGTTAACTTGTAGAGGATATGCTAAGTTAAGGTTGACAGTGCCGCCTGGGTTAAGGTCTGAATACTTGACATCAATTGAGGCTTCTCTATTTAAAAATATAGTTGAGTCAGTGTTCGCGTCCTCTTTTGAAACTGTGAATAAAAAGAACTCGTTTGTTGATTGAGCAGTACGCCATTTAAAGCGTAAGGTTGAACCTGGAGCAAGAGCTGGAAATTTATAGGCTGAACCCACTTTTTCCAAAACAAAGAGGTTTGAAACATCATATAGAGCGGTTGAAACCGGTAAAAAATAGTCAGCTCCTTCCCAAACTCCACTTGAGTTTTGCGAAAAGTTATAAGATTCTCCGTTTTTATCAAAAAATACGAGATTGTTAATATTCATGTGTGATGCCTAGCTCTTTACCTTTATTTATTAAGCCTGGCAAATAGATTAAATGGTGTAGATCTCGCTCTCGCCAGAATGGCTCAACGAAACAAACTCAACTTTCTCGCCCTTACCGATATGCTTGTAGATCTTTTTATATTCCTTAGCATATCCATTTTTTGCGATTTGAGTGAAGTATGCAAATGCGTTATTCGACTTTTCCTCATTAAAGTTCTTCCAGTACCTAAGCAGATCAAGCAGAGCTGACTGAATACAGTCCTCTTTGTCTAATGGATTACTGAATCTCAGCTTTAAAATAGCTCGATTTGCTAAAATTACAAAATAGTTTATAGCGATCGGTGAAAGTTCACCAGCTACGTGCTGATAACCGGTCTCTTCGTTTACAAGCCCGTGCTTGCAACGAATTATTTCATTGGTGAAGTCTCTATTATTAATGTAGTACTTACTTTCTTTTGCTTTTGACATGAATTATGATTCTTTTAACGACTCGTGTATTTTTAGCACAGCTAAATAAGAATCGATCATATCCATGAATGGAGATTTCACGTTTTGGTCCTTTAGTATTTGGTCCTCGTACTTATTTATCACCTGGTGAAGACTACTGCTGTCGGCTATCATTGGATTTGATTTGAATTGCTGGTACACGTCGTATTTGCCAGCGTTTCCCTTGGCTCCAATTGCATTCTTAAGTTCCCCAGGTGAAAAAATGAACACGCTTTCCTGACGACCTGCTAAAGTTGTGTCCAGGATCTTTTTTCTGAGCATGCCGGTTGCCTGGCATATATCGATCAAGGCATTTCCTTGAGCTCCATACGCAATTCCCTCAATTGAAACAATCGTAGGTTGGCCCAAAACGATTTGATTGACTCTATTGATTAGAGTATCGACTAGTCTAGAGTAATTCTCTAATTTAGCCCGTTCGGTTGCAGAATAGGTGTCGTGCTTAAGATTCTTAGGGGGGAGAAAAATGAATTCGAGATTTGGATGTTCGATTTGAACGTCCTCAAGTAGTTTTCTATGTGCTTTGGTTAAATTTGAATTGACACACGCGACCCAGCTAAAACTTTTAAAGTCTTTACAGATACAAACAGCTGGAAACTGTATTGAAAAGTCTATGCCAATTACAAACAAAGCTCATTTTAGTGATTTTGAATATTCTACTACCAAAAAAACTTTAGTTTTGCCTAAAACTTTTGTAAGAGTTACTGTAGAATAAGGGTGTTGGGTGGGTATAGAGCCTAGATACTAAGTACTTAGTCTACTTATTTAATATAAAATAAAGAATTAAGGTACTTAGTACTTAGAGCCTTAGCTCCTAAGCTACTTTCTACTAATTATTGGTATATTCTATCTTGTAAAATACAATAATCATGTTTGATCCACATCAACTAGAAAAATTTCTGTTTTTTGACATTGAAACCGCTGGAGCGGAGTCAAATTTTTCAGAATTATCCCCCAAAATGCAAGAGCTCTGGTCAAAAAGAGCTGAAATCTTAAGAACTCAACTTGGAGACAAGTACCCGGACAACAAAGACAAGTCAGACGATGAGCTTTTTCAAATGAAAGCCGCGCTCCAGGCTGAATTTGGTAGAGTCGTTTGCGTTTCCTTTGGCAAAATGAAATTTGTTGACGGTGCACCCACTGCCCAAATCGTTTCCTATTCCGGAAACAACGAAATCGAAGTTCTAAATCAGGCTTTTAAATTAATGACAGGTCTAGCAAAGAACGGAATCAAGCTTTTCGGTCATAATGTGAAGCGATTTGACGTACCTTTCTTATGTAAGAGAGCATTCATTCATGGAATTGAACCAGCGACACCTCTTCAAGTTTGGGATAAGAAGCCTTGGGAAATATCAATAACCGATACTTCTGAGCTTTGGTCATTTGGCGCATGGCAAGAGGGATTCACTTCCCTTGATCTTTTAGCCTCAGTGTTGGGTATAGATTCACCAAAAGACGACATTAATGGAGCAGACGTCCATGAAAATTTCTATTCCGGTGAAATCGATCGAATCAAAGAATACTGCCAAAAGGACGTAATTACACTAATGCAGACAGCTTTACGACTATCAGGCCTAAACCAAATCGAAAAGTCTGATATAATAGTAAAGTAAAATAATCAAATAATAAGTGAAGCAAACTAAATTTAAAGCGGAAGCTAGACAGCAATTAGCCGCAGGTATTAATGCGTTAGCCGAGGCCGTTAAGGTTACCTTAGGCCCAAGAGGCAGAAACGTTGTTATTGCTCGCGATAATAGTGTTGCAATAACAAAAGACGGAGTTACTGTAGCTCGTGAAGTTCAATTAGAGGACTACATGGAAAATGTCGGAGCTCAAATGATCAAACAGGTTGCAAATAAAGTTGCAATGGAAGCAGGTGATGGTACAACAACTGCCACCGTTCTTGCACATGCAATCTTTACTGAGGGTAATCGATTGATTGAGACCGGTTCTCATCCAATGGACCTTAAGAAAGGAATCGAGATTGGTATGGAACATATCATCACTAACTTAAAAGAGCAAGCTCAAAAGGTTGAAGATTTCGATAAAATTCGCCAAGTTGCAACAATCTCTGCGAATAATGATGAAGAAATTGGATCAATTATAGCAGATGCAATGAAAGCCGTTGGATTCGATGGAATCATTACCGCTGGTGAAAGTAAAACTGGCGAGACTTTCGTTGAGATAGTTGAGGGAATGCAATTCCAAAACGGTTACTTATCTCCGTATTTTATCACTAATCCTGAAAGAAACACGGTAGAGTTTGAAAAGCCTCTAATCCTAGTATACGATGGTAAGATTTCTAATCTATCAGATATGCTACAGTTCTTAGAGTATTCAAACAAACAGCGCCGTCCGTTGCTAATCATTAGCGATGGAGTTGATGGTGAGGCCTTAAACACGCTACTTGTTAATAAATTACAAGGAACCTTAAAAGTTGCGGCAGTTAAATCGCCAGGATTTGGAGAACAGCGACGTTTTAAATTACAGGACATTGCTACTTTAACCGGTGGAAAATTAATTTCCGAGCTAGACGGTATTACTCTTAAAGAGGCAATAGCGGCTACTTACGTTGGAGGTTGCGACAAAGTTACAATCACATCGGACTCAACTACCATAATTGGTGGATTTGGAACATCTGAATCAATCGCTGAATTAACAAATGATCTAAAGTCTCAAATCCAAGCTTGCGAATCTGAAACAACTAAGCTACTCCTAAAAGAGAGACTTTCTAAATTTGAGGGCGGTGTTGCAATCATTAAAATTGGAGCAACTTCTGAACTTGAAGCTAGAGAAAAATCTGATCGCATTGATGATGCGCTAGGAGCAACTCGATCAGCTGTTGCCGAAGGTATTGTCATGGGTGGAGGTCTTGCCCTAGTTAAGGCAGTAAATTCGTTTAAGTTTATGTCACCGAATCGTGATATTCAACTAGGAGTAGAATTGATCAAGAAAGCATGCCATCAGCCATTCCGTTCTATTCTAGAAAATGCTGGAGTTAACCCAGATATTGTTCTAAGCAAAATTAACGAAGGCGCTCCAGGTTACAATGCTAAAACTGAGGAATACATTAACATGATCGATAATGGAATTATTGACCCAGTTAAAGTTACTCGAACTGCTCTAGAGAATGCAGTTTCAATTGCAGGTCTTTTAATCACAACAGACTGCTTAATGGTACAAAAACCCCTAATGAACTCTCAAGTTCAATAATCGAATATTAGCCATCGAGGAACGTGCGCCTGTTGAGTAATTCTCACGGGCGCTGTTCTGTTTAGCTGGATCGATAGATAAAATAAAGATTTTTTGCAATTGGACAATCAGTTTAAGAAACTACTTAACGATATTAAATGCGGAAGAACAGCCGCTCCGATGTTTACTGAGGATGACCTAGCCAAAGTCAAGGCCTGTTTGCCTGAACCGGTTGTGCCACCGCCGTCCAATGTAAATGTTACTGTTCCAGAGACCGATTCGTGCGTAAATGATGGCATTGAGGAGGTCAAAAAGATCATGATTGACCAGCTTTCCAAACAGGGAACATTGGTTGAACTTTCAGCAATTAAAGGCAAGTTAGAAGAGGCGCTAGATCATTACAAAATCATTTCGGTTCACTATCGAGAGAGGTATAGATTCTTCAATGATACTATAACAACCTTAGCCCCATTCACATCAGAGTTCATTTATTGGGATGATGAATTTAACAGGTTAAAGCGGCTTGAAGAATCAATTTACAATAAATATCGTGAAGATAATGCTCCAGATAAGATAAAAACAGTTGATCCAATTTTACTTATTTTAAATTGGCTTGTTAAAGTAAATGATAAGGTTGCGTTATTAATATTTTCTGGAAATCTTGATGAACTATCTAAAATTGCATCAGATATTGTTATATCTTTGCTACTTTCATCTGAAGTTTATAAATCGTATTCGACTGTTAGGAAAGCTAGAATTGAAGCTGGTAAATCTCGAACTAGAGCAAAAACCGGCGCGACGAATGCGCTAAAAACCAAAATTCAATCAATACCTAACCTTGGTCTAGCGACCGTGGTTAAAGCGAATGCGCTCGCTATCACCAATCAAATAAGTGGACAACTCATTCCAATTTTCAATGATACTGATGTAGTACAACCGATCACACAATTAGTCACTTCCGCTAGATCGCTTGCCTATGAGGTTAGACTACTTGACCTAGACCGTTACAAAATAACGGTGCCTCAAGTAAAAGCAGATGGATCTTCTGAACAAATCGAAAAGACCATCAACATTAGAACTAGCCCTTATCTAAAATTTTCTCCATTCGCTAATACGATAGGAACAGCTCTCCAATCTAGAGAGTTTCAGTCAGGTCCTCCAACTGAAACAGATTATGCATTCGTTCCTGGAGCATTGTATAACCAAACAAACGGATATGCAGGTCTCTATAAAAAGTTGGCTAATCCAGTTAGATACTTGTACACTCCTGAAGAAAGAGGTCTCACAGTTGATCCAAACAAAATAGATCCAATACTAACCGAAGTAGAGAATGCTCCAAAATCAATAACTGAAGAGGACACAACTTTCTATATTGCCAATCAGGCCCAGTACTCTAAGTTTTATGATGAGGCAGCAGAGACATTACCTGATAAATTAAAGAACGAACGAGAAGTAGTTTTTCCAAAACAGATTGAGAAAAACCTAGAGGCACTTAAAACTCTTGGCCAAGCTGAAGCAGCCGACTTCTTTAGAAGAACTACGGATTCTGAAGTTAAATTAGCACGCCCATTAACGTACAAGGCTAAAGGTTCAAATATTTACTTAGCTGGTGAATTCACATACTCTGTGCTAGACAAAGTCATCTCATCTAGGCTTGCATACTACACAAAAGCAGCAGATGAAATTGATCAAAAGATCAAGGACCTTCAGGCTGACATTGATCAAATTTCTGAATTAATAACTCAAAATTCAATGGATCCTGACGTTTTGGCTAAGCGAATCTCAACGGTTGCCTGTTTCAAAGACGCAGCTAAGGCCAAAGCAACCGCAAAGGATTGTGAGGAGGAAACCAAGAAAAAGTTGGGATCAGATCCTTTAATGATTCGTACCCTTTCTGGCACGGACTCGAGTCTCCCGGACATGAATAACCCTTGTTATTGGAAAGAATTTGCAAATTCTTTAAATCAAATTAGTCTGCTACCTATCCCTGATGTAACGTCGCCTTTATTAAGATACTGGCCAATAAACAATATAATTCCGACTCCGGTAGGAGTGGTCATGATTCCAATGCCACAAAAATGGAGAGTTCTATTTTCATTATCGTCTCCGCTTGGAACTCTGGTAACCTTTTTAACTCTACCTGCACTTATCGTCGGAATTCCATTACCGTCGGTTTACATGTTCTACTTTTCTCCAGACGGTAATAAGTACATGTTACTTGCTCCAAACTTTCCATTGGTATTTGCGCCGGGCGCAATTAAGTATGGATTTGAGATTGATACTTCAGGCGAATCAGATAATCCTATCGGATTAAGTAATTCAAATCCACACAAGGGCCAGCTAGTCAAAGGCTCCTTAACTGTACCTATTAAAGTGACAGCAAGTTCGTCAAGAGCAGCTAGACTAGCCGCATTTGCTGCAACTATTGCTCAGGGTAAAAATCCATCAATTAATACCCCAGACGGTCGTGTAATTAAAGAGATAGATCCGCAATTCTACTTACAAAATTATTTGGGACAGTTTGAAGCTTCCTCTGCTGCTCTTGACGGCGGGGCGGCTGAAGAATTCATCAATATTACCACCAAATTCAAAGCTGATCTCAATGCTCAATTCAAGATTTTAGGGGACATGCAAATAAATGCAGTTACACAATTAAAGGAAAAAACCAGATCAACTAGGCAAAAAGAAGTAGTTGCAGCAGAAGACATAAATGATCCTAAGGACCGACTTGCGGCAAAAGACAAGGCTCGGGGTCTTGATCCGGTAAGACTAACTGAAAAAATTCAAAGTGTACTTTCAGATTTTGAATCATACATCGATAAGATAAATTTAGGCACAATCGCAATTCCAAAGAATGCAACTAGACTTAATCCTAAACTACCGGGAGCAGTAACCGCTGTTCAGCCAATAATAGAAAAAGCTTCTAGGGGAGAACTTACCCCTGATCCAAAAGCCAAAAACTTGATTTCAATGATCAAGAAATTCGCATCGCAAATTGATCCAAGTAAATTAGACGTACCTAAAAAAGAATTCAACTTAAATAAATTAGAAGACGTTGCTGAATTTAAAAATGCAATAAAGAAATTCGCAAATGAAGCGTTAGCTCACGCAACTGGAGATAAAACTACAGATGAAGACATTGATCCTAAATTACCTGAAGAAAGAAAGGCCGAGATTGCAAAAGCAAATGAACAACGTAAAAAACGAATTAAAGCAGCATTTGCTCTTTCTTCACTTGCACTAAGCCCTCCAACTCTTAAACTATTTGACCCTTCTGCTCCATGTTGCGCAACTGATTCCGCTAAACCCAACGACTTACCGTCTCCTCAAGTGCTAGCAGCAATCGCTATTTTTAACGCTCTATTAGATGCATTTTTGCAAGGAATAACGATTGATACTCTAAAGAGCATGTTCGGAGAGGCAGTCAGTAATATCGGAATAGACACAGTGAAGGCCTTATTTGATTCAGCTTTATCCGCATTTCCACCAATTCCAATTCCTGAATTACCTAGTGTCGTTGCAATATTCACGACCATGATATTACCAGTATTGACCGCAACCCATATACCTCAAGCTCCAATTCCGCTAGGTCCAGTATTTCCAGTACCAATAATCATTCCATTAAATGAAGTCATAAAACCTTTATTAAAAGCAGCAATTGCCTATTTACTTGAATTACTACTGAGATTGCTATCCGATGCCGGCAGCATGTTAGCATTCACTGGACTTAGCATAGAGTCTCCAACGCTTCAGGAAATTATTAAGCAAGTTCCATGTGGTGATTCTCAATTCGCAACAGTTTCTACCACAAATATTTCAAGAACAGTTTCAGTGAAACTGCCTAATGGTATAGTCTTGACTTTACCAAAGATTCCAAACATTCCATTAGACATTGTCTCTTATTTTGCACTATTGACTTCTACTGACCTAGTAGAGCTCATTAGAGGTTTGTTATTTGCAGCAATTGACGGAATCCTAGAACCTCTTAAGAGCATTGTTGTACCGATTTTAAATATTGCGCAAAGCTTTAAAGATTTATCTCTTAATATTATTGAGGCAGCAAATCCATTCATTTTACCGATTAAGCTGATTATTTTGGCTCTACAGCTTAAAATTCCTAATTCTTCTAAGACTAAACTTATGAATCTTGAAGCCATTAACCTAATTCGAGCCGCTTACTTGCCAGTAGTGACAGCGACTGAGCCGATTCTAAAAGAAACTGCATATCTCTTTGCAATCCTAGCCCCGGCCTTTGCAAGTAAACCTGGAGTCAAGATAGCTAGAATTGCAGCAAATCCATTTGTCAATCAGGACGATCTTCCTCCATGGGAAAGACTGACCTATAAGAATCCACTATTTGCAATTTTTCTAGATGAAATTGCATGGAGATCAAGTTTGACCTCAACCGGCAGCCTAATATTTGCAACGAAAATGCCAGGCATATTCACCGGAGCTAGGATGATTACCAAAGATCCTGGAATTCACTAATTTCTAAAACCTGAGGAGGTTTCTGTGTATAATTAAGTAGTTAATCTCATTAATACAACATTTATGCAAAAAAACCAAAACGCTCAAGAAGTTATTGATTTCGATTTACTATTTAGCCAAGGCAATAGCAAAATAAATCATAAGATCAAATTAACCCCAGCGGACAAAAAAGCGGGTGTAAGAATCTTTTGTAAAGAACCTTATGCTCAAGAACTTTACGACCTTTACTATTCATCAGGTACCATTCTAAAACCTGCAAATAAAGACTTTGAAGTCGGACAAGTTTGTAAAGTGACTGCAAAACGACTTGACTTCGATGCTAAAATGATTGAAGCTCAAGACGATGCAACCTTATCTACAATCTTTATTCCATTTAGAGAATTTACTGAAGAGCCATCATTGCTAGTTCACAATGAAATAAGTTCAAGCTTTAAAATCGTTGTGTATAAAGTGGACGGTGGAGACTATTTAGGTTCTGAAAAGCGTTGTGCAGCCTTAACTTACCGTGAAGATCTTGAAGAATTCATTAAGACTGAAAAATGGTTCTACGTTAAAGTTACGAACTTAGTCAAAGGTGGATACCTTGCTCTTTACAAAGGCACAGTTAAGTGTTTCTTACCTGGATCGCATGCTGCAGCTAACGTAATTAGAGACTTTAACGAGTACTTGAACAAGGAAATTCCAGTAATGATTGAGAATTACGATTCTGCAAATGAGCTATTCATTGTTTCTTACAAGAAATACATTAAGCAGACCTTACCTCAACGAGTTCATGAGCTTAGATTTGGTGAAAAATACACAGGTATTCTAACTAACAAGCCTTATGATTTTGGAATGTTCGTTGAGTTCCAAAACTATTTCACCGGTTTATTGCACAAAACTGAATTCCCTAATTACGAGGAAGTTAGCAGAAACTATAAATCAGGTGATTCGATCGAATTTTACATCAAGGACATCGTTCTTAAGAAAGGTGAGCCTAGAATAATTCTAACCGATTCTCCTGAAAAAATTGGTGAAGACCAGATGATCTGGCAAAGCCTAAAAGATTCAATTGAAGGCAAAACCTTAAATTTTACTCTAAATAAACAAAACTTTAATTTAGAGATTCAGATGCCTGATTCTGACCGTGTATTTCACACGGATGTTAATCACCTAAAGGGTAGAACTAAAATTAGTGACGAAGGTCAAATTAAAGTTCACCGAGTTGATACAATCAGGAAACAACTAAAGTTTGACTTTATTTAAACCGAGAACCACAAAGAGTGGTATTTTATATTCGAATAAATAATCAAGATGCAAAGGTCGAATAATAAAATATCACTCTTTTTTATGTTCGGTGCTCTTCGGGTTAACCATTTAAACAATTTAGTTTCTTTTAACCAAGCACACAACACCATAACTCGAACTTTACATCACATTTACACTTAATCTAATAATAAAGAACATGATGGAACCTATTTTACAAGAGAATCCAAACAGATTTGTTGTCTTCCCAATTCAGCACCATGACTTGTGGGAATTTTACAAAAAATCAGAAGCTTCATTCTGGACAGCTGAAGAAATTGATCTAGCCGCCGACTTAGTCGACTGGAGATCTCGATTAAACGATGACGAGCGTCATTTCGTTAAACACGTACTGGCATTTTTTGCCGCTAGCGACGGAATCGTTAATGAGAATCTTGCCGAGAACTTCGTTAAGGAGGTTCAGTATCCTGAAGCAAAATTCTTTTATGGATTTCAGATCATGATGGAAAACATTCATTCCGAGACGTATTCTCTTCTAATCGATACGTATATTACCGACCCTGAAGAAAAAATGCACTTATTTAGAGCAATCGATACCATTCCAGCTGTTGCAAAGAAGGCCGAGTGGGCCCTCAGATGGATCAAGAACTCTACGTTTCAAGAGAGATTAGTTGCATTTGCCGCAGTTGAAGGTATATTCTTCTCAGGCTCATTTTGTTCTATTTTTTGGCTTAAGAAAAGAGGCCTCATGCCAGGACTAAGTTTTTCTAATGAACTTATTTCAAGGGATGAAGGTTCCCATACTGACTTTGCAGTCCACCTACACAACAACCACGTAGTTAATAAAGTTTCAGAAGAAAGAATAAAGGAAATCATATTATCTGCCCTAGAAATCGAAAAAGAATTCATCACAGAGGCACTTCCTGTTAAATTAATAGGTATGAATTCCGACTTGATGAAACAATACTTGGAATTTGTTAGCGATAGATTACTATCTGATTTAGGTTGCGCAAAAGTTTTTAATTCAACAAATCCTTTTGATTTCATGGTTAACATTGCGCTAAATGGTAAAACTAATTTCTTTGAAAAGAGAGTTGGCGAATATCAAAAAGCTGGAGTTAAATCTGGAGGAGACGCAGGATTTTCATTAGACGCAGATTTTTAAAAAACAGCAAAAAATTAAACAGATGAAGGTAATAAAAAGAGATGGCCATAGCGAAACGCTAAAGCTAGATAAAATCACAAACCGAATTAAAAAACAAACATACGGATTAAATACCGAATATGTTGATGCCTTAGAGGTTGCAACGAAAGTCGTAGCCGGTATATATGATGGAATAAACACACAGCAGCTTGATCTGTTAGCTGCAGAGACGGCCGCTGCATTAGCGTACATTCACCCAGATTATTCAATCCTTGCCGCTAGAATTGCAATAACTCGTTTACATAAAACTACTCATAAATCTTTTAGTGATACGATCGATCACTTATATAATTACATAGATCCAAAGACTGATAAGAACGCATGTATTATTTCAGATGAAACTTATGAAGCGGTTCAAAAATACAAGAACACCTTAAACGAAGCAATCATACACGATAGGGATCTTAGTTTTGACTATTTTGGGTTTAAAACACTTGAAAAAAGTTACCTATTAAAAACTTACGGACAACCTGCTGAAACTCCACAACATCTTTACATGAGAGTTGCAGTCGGTATTTGGGGAATGGACATTCAGAACGTTCTAAAAACTTATGAATTGTTATCAACTCATCAAATGACTCATGCAACACCAACTCTATTTAATGCTGGAACAAGAAGACCTCAGCTTTCTTCATGTTTTCTATTAATGATGAATGAGGACTCTATTTCTGGAATCTACAAAACTCTTTCTGATGTTGCTGCCATTTCTCAAAATGCTGGAGGAATCGGTATTGCCATTTCAAATATTAGAGCAACAGGCTCATACATTAAAGGCACAAACGGTACATCAAATGGAATCGTTCCAATGTTAAAGGTTTACAATGAAACTGCTAGATACGTAGATCAAGGCGGTGGAAAACGTAAGGGCTCCTTTGCAGTATATTTAGAACCTTGGCACGATGACATTGAAGATTTTCTTGAACTTAGAAAGAATCACGGTAAGGAAGAGCGTAGAGCAAGAGATCTTTTCTTAGCAATGTGGACTCCTGATCTATTCATGAAACGTGTTGAAGAGAATGGAGATTGGACGACTTTTTGTCCAGCTGAAATTGATTGTGAACTTTGGGAAATGTACGGAGAGGAATTTGAAAAAAATTACCTACGCTTAGAGGCTGAAGGCAAAGGCCGCCGAACTCTTAAAGCTAGAGTACTTTGGCAAAAAATTCTAGAGGCTCAAATTGAAACAGGCACTCCTTACATTCTTTTCAAGGATTCAGCAAACCGTAAATCAAATCAAAAGAATTTAGGTACAATCAAATCTTCTAATCTGTGCACTGAAATTATTGAGTACACGTCAAAAGACGAACAAGCAGTTTGTAACCTAGCTTCAATTCCAGTAAACCAATTCGTTGTTTTAGGAAAGAAATCAGGTAAGTTAAGAAAACCGACTGCTGAGTACAATCACGAAGCTCTTTATGAGGTTGCTTACCAAACGACTCTTAATTTGAATAAAGTAATTGATGTGAATTTTTATCCAACACCAGAGACCAAAACCTCTAATTTAAAACACCGCCCAATTGGAATCGGAGTTCAGGGATTAGCAGATACTTTTGCTCTAATGGGATTGGAGTTCGGAAATGAAGAATCGAAGAAATTAAATGATGAAATCCATGAAACCATTTATTATGCGGCAATGGAAGCTTCAATTGATCTAGCTAAAAAGGATGGAGCCTACTCTTCTTATGAAGGCTCTCCTCTGAGCTCTGGACAATTTCAATTCAATTTGTGGGGCTTTACTGATGAGCAATTGTCAGGACGATGGAATTGGGCAGCTTTGCGTAAGAAATTAATGAAATACGGTTCTAGAAATTCTCTATTACTTGCACCAATGCCAACCGCCTCAACTGCTCAAATCATGGGCAATAATGAAGCGTTTGAACCGTTCACGTCTAATATTGGAACTCGTAGAACTTTAGCTGGAGAATTCATCACAGTTAACAAACACCTAGTTAGAGATCTTGCTGAACTTGGACTTTGGTCAGATGCAATGAGAAACCGAATCATTATGGAAAAAGGATCAGTTCAAAACATTCCAAATATTCCAGATGAACTAAAATTGATCTATAAAACAGTTTGGGAAATATCTCAAAAAACGATCATTGACATGTCAGCTGACCGTGGTAAATTCATTTGTCAGTCCCAATCGCTTAATCTATTCTTTAGAGACGTCAACACTGCCAAGTTAACATCTGCACATTTTCATTCATGGAAAAGAGGTCTTAAAACCGGCATGTACTACCTAAGAACTGAAGCAGCTACGTCAGCTATTGCTGGATTAGGTGTAGACTCATCCGCTAAATCACAACCCGTCATTCAGATCACCCAAGACGACACTTTGCAAAATGCAAATGATATAGTCTGTTCTCTTGATAACAAGGATGACTGCCTGGCTTGCGGATCATAATTTTAACTATCATTCGATTAAATGGGGGCCTTGTGTCCCCATTTTTGGTTTATAAATAATACTATCATGGAAATACTATCATTTGACAAATTTAAGTTATTATTGGAAGCTGACGAAGCTGCTCCAGCTGCGGAACCTGCAGCGGAACCTGCTCCACCTGCTGATACGATATCATCAACTCCACCTCCTCCAATGCCGGACCTAGGAGGAGCACCAATTGCCGATCCATTAGCCGGAGCGGCTCTACCTCCTGATCCAAATGCGCCAGCTCCAACTGCCGTTACTTCGACATTTAAAGTTGTATTCTTGGATGCTGATAAACCATGGCACTCTAAATATGCGGATGGCGGCGGAGTTAAACGATACAAAGAATATGAAATCAGCCAAGCTGATCTTGACAAATGGATCACTGATTCTAAATTAGATGCAAATAAAGACGCTCTTTCTCAAGCAATAGGAGGTAAAAACCCTATTGAGAAAACCTTATTTGACAAATTAAAAGCAGCAGCAAATTCAAATAAACTAGGTAAGGACCGTGGTGATGTTGACGTGGATTATGATACTGAACAAATCCCATCTACTGCCAAGCTTGATCTAATTTTTGTAACCTATAAATGATAAAACGTTTTAAAAACTTCATATACGAATCAAAGTTTGATTCTCTTGCTCATGCAATTGCCCGCGATCTTTTTGCAATCGTGAAAACCACAGCTGGCACCAAGCTAGGTAAAGCAGTTCATCGGGAACTAACTTATTCTGATCCACTCGAGTTTAGTCTAAATTTTATTGTGAAAAGAGTGGTCCAATTTAATCCAAAAAGATCAGTTCATTTCAAAGCTCTTCCTTGGGAAGTTTTAAATTTTGAAGATAATGGATTTGCACTAGATGCGAATGCATACATCCCAAAAGCTTCAGACCAAGAGGATCCTGAACTAGAATTAGTTCTCTATATTAGCCCGGATGCTGAGCCTCTAAGCTATGAGACGCTCGGTCATAAATTAGTTGAATACGTTAGGCACGAAATTGAACATCTGCTGCAGACAGGAATCAATCGTCGAACCGGCCATGCAATCAAAACCCCAAATAAGGTCAGGTCAAACGCAGAAACTTCATACAAGTACTTTTTATTAGCCGATGAAATTCCTGCAATGGTTGCTGGAATGCATGCATCTGCAGTTAGAAAGAGAATTCCAATTGATCAAGAATTTGAAATTTACCTAAAGCCTTTTCTTAAGTCAGGTTTAATAACTGACCAAGAATTCAATAATGTCATTAAAACTTGGATAAAATTTGCGATCAAAGTTTATCCAACCGCCAAATTTTCCAACAAAGTTTACTAATCTTTAAAACCGGGTGAATTTTTATTATATAAGATACAAAAAATCTTTGAAATTATGACACCACAATGGTTAACTGAATTAAAGGAAGCAGTTTCTCAACTTGAAAACGAAACTGTTAAGTTCTACGAAAAGGGTAATAAATCTGCTGGAACTAGAACTCGTAAACTTTTACAAGACATCAAAGCCGTTTGTCAAGCAGGCAGAACTCACGTTCAAGAAGCAAAGACTAACGAGCCGAAAGCTTAATATCTTAATAAAAAGTTCACATTAAAGGGCGAGTCTAAAAAACTCGCCCTTATTTTTTGAAACTACTTACGGTTTTTTAGTACAATTTTATAAATTAAAATCATTTTTGAACATGGAAGATCTATTCAATCTCAATCTCGATGATTTCTCAGGAAAATCATCATCTGCTGCTCGTAAAGTCGACGAGAACATGTACAATCCCGGTCCAGACCAAGGTCAGAACGGTATTTACAAATCGGTAATTCGTTTTATCCCATGGGTAACGGATCCATCTAAAAGCCGCTACAAAAAGTATGCTGCTAAACTTATCAACCCTCTAACCAATGAGAAATTGTATGTGGATTGCCCTTCAACAACGGGAGCTTCATCAATTCTTTGGACTTTAGATCTAGAGTTGAAACGTTTGAAAAACGAGGAACCTCAAATTGTTGAGGAAATCCAAAAGTACTTCAATCGTTATTACAACTACTACTCTTGCGTTTACGTCAAGAAAGATCCTCAGTTCCCTAACTTAGAAGGTCAAATCAAGGTGTACTCGTACGGTTACACAATTGATAACTTGATCCAACAAGAAATCAATCCGGAGTCTGAATTAGTAACGACTCAAAAAATCAATCCATTCTCACTTACTCAAGGTAAGGATTTTGTATTGGTTATCAAGCGCAAAACTAAAGCATGGAGAGATTTCAGCTCAAGTAAATTCATGAACGAAGTTAGCCCATTAATCATTACTCATGCAGGTAAAGAAATTCCAGTTTCAACCGATCCTAAAGTAATGCAATTCACTAGCGAATACTTTAAAAAGAATTCGCCAGACATGAGCCAGTACTTCTTGAAAGAATGGACGGACAATGAGTACGAAAAGGTTGCAGAATACATTAAAGCAATCGTTCCTTACAAACAAATCATTGACA